GATTGATAAAGCCGAACTCACGCAGGGATGAGCGGAGTTTATTTATCTGTTCAGCCGAATGCGTCCTCGCATTGTTCACATACGGTATCAGTTTCTCCGTAGATATGAGCTGCATTTCCGTTGTCGTTTTCATTATCCGCATCTCCTTTTCAAAACTTTATACAGACCTTTCCTTGCATCACAAACACTGCCTTTCAATGCCTGGCCTTTTATGGTCCTATATTGCTGTGCCGTTAAATTCTTACGGTTGGATTTCAGCGTCTTCATAAATTCTGTAAGTTCTGTTTTCATATCAGTTTCCTTTCCTCGCCCTCAAGAGCCGCTCCATCACATCATCCTGCGGTGTGTTCCCTGAAAACTCCACCGAGCAGTTCTCCTTGACGATCTGGTATATCTGCATCCAGCAGTAATTGGTCTGTTTCATGTAAGACTGGCTCATGGCGACATAAGGGGAAGCGATAGCCGCCCCTGTGGTCGGGTGTTTTGCAAGAAACCCCGTGGAGGAAACAATCTCTTCACACTGAATCCAGCGGGACACGCTCATGGCATACTGCTCCACCATCTGGACGGTGACCAGCCTGTCACAGTTCCTTGCTTTCAGCCAGTTATACGTTTCACGGTAGACTTCCTCCGCCACCAGCTCACGGCCGCTTTTCTGCGGCGATTTCAAAAAATCTTTCACGTGCGGCACATCCACGCCTTCCAGCTCCGCAGGCTCCATCAGGACTTCCGCAGAGCGCCCCTCGCTGATTTTTTCCGTGAGTGCCTTTGGCTTCCTGCCTGCGCCCGGCCTTGCACCGCCGCGGTTACTGCCGTCCTTTGCCACTGTTTCCACCCCGTTTCTTTGATTTCCTTTGAAAAAATGCTGCGGAAATCAAACGCCGCAGCATACGAAAACCATATTGAATACTGGAAAATCCAACAGGTTAATACCCCGTTTGATTTCCGCTTTTTATGCGTGTGACCCCGGCACCGTTGCCCGGCGGCTTCCATTTTAGGGATTCAGACCGCCCCTGGGGTCAGTGCCACCTGTCACCGCGCTCTGCATGAATCCTTGAATGGCAGGATTTACAAAGGGAAATTAAATTGCCCCTGTCATGCGTCCCGCCTTCGGACAAAGGTTTCTTATGGTGTACTTCTTCTACAGGTATAAGAATCCCTTTCTCGTAACACAGCTCACAGAACGGGCGCGTCTTTACATAGCTGTCACGGATTCGTTTCCATGCACGCCCATACCTACGGCGTACAGCAGGGTTCCTGCCATACTTCTCGTAGCGTTTGTTCATAAGCTTCGTGTGTTCCTCACAGAACCGCCCGTCGGTAAGTTTCGGACAGCCGGGATAAGAACACGGCCGCTTTGGTTTCCTCGGCATCAGCTCCACCTCCTTTTTGGCATAAAGAAAGCCACCCACAGGATTTCTCCCGTGAATGGCCTGGTGCTTTACGCAATTTTCTATGATACTATCATACTACTTTTCCCTGTGCCAAACTACGGCAAAGTGTGCCAACCTTAATCCGGCACGGAAAAATTTTTCAAAGCCGATGCATGGATGCGGTGGACAGTGCGGTTTGAAACGTGAAGCTTTTCTCCAATCTCCTCCCATGTACAGTTATTGAAATACCGATAGGTGAGAAGGAGGCGTTCCTCCCTGCTGCTGACTGATTCGATCGCTTTACTGATCTGTTTTTTCAGCACCACCAGCTGACAAAGTTCTTTGTGTATTTTCTGCTCCATCTCTATGATGTCGCTGAGATATTTTACAAAGGGCGGTTCCGTGTTCCTGCTGCACTGTACACGCTCGCCGAAGTTTGAACCTGATATCCTGCCCGCCAGCTCACGCAGGTGTTCCAGCTCCTCCGTATCGGAGTCTATCAGTTCATTCAGCCTGTATGCCTGCATCAGATATTCTTTCGCTGTCATAAGCCACCTCCGAAAATGAAATTCCCCCGGATTGACTCTGGTTTTCGTTGATTGTCATAGATTGGCTTTTACCGCATCTATCAAGGCGGACTGCGAGGTGTCTTTTAATTCCAGTGCTTTCATGATCCGCTCGTCAATGGTCCCTTTTGTGATGATGTGCTGCACCACCACGGTTTCCGATTCCTGCCCCTGCCGCCACAGCCTTGCCACCGTCTGCTGATACAGTTCCAAGCTCCAGGTAAGCCCGAACCATACCAGCGCCGAACCTCCGCTCTGGAGATTCAGCCCGTGTCCCGCACTAGCAGGGTGTATCAAAGCAACGGGAAGCTCTCCGCTGTTCCAACGCCTGATGCTTGCTGTGGTATCCAGCTTTGAAAACGGGATATGCAGGGAATTAAGCCTTTCGGAAATCCTCTCCAGGTCATGCCTGAACCAGTACGCCACCAAAAGCGGCCTGCCGTTCATGCTCTCGATGATATCCTCCAGTGCGTCCAGCTTTCGGCCATGTATCTCTATGACTTCCTGCTTATCATCATAAATTGCTCCGTTTGCCATCTGACTCAGCTTTCCAGAAAGGGAAGCGGCATTGGCGGCGGTAATCTCTCCATCTGTCAGTTCCAGTACCAGGTCTGCTTTCAGTCTGTCATATTTCCCACGCTCTTTGTCTGAAAGCTGCACTTCGTATTCAGTACTGATAAGTTCAGGCATATGCAGATGGTCGGTGGATTTCATAGAGATCGTGATGTCAGAGATTTTATCGTATATCTGCTTTTCCGCTCCCGACAGGGGCTTGTAGGAAAATATTATCTGCCCATTGCGTTTGTCTGGCTGGAAGTATGCCGTGCGGTACTGTCCGATAAACCTTCCAAGCCGTTCCCCCATATCCAGCAGACGGAACTCTGCAAATAAATCCATCAGCCCATTGCTGCTCGGCGTTCCCGTAAGCCCCACGATGCGTTTTACCTTCGGTCTTACTTTCATCAGTGCTTTGAACCGCTTCGTCTGGTGGTTTTTGAAGGATGACAGCTCATCAATTACCAGCATATCAAAGTCAAAGGGGATACCGCTCTCAGTAATCAGCCACTGCACATTTTCACGGTTGATGATATAAATATCAGCCTCCGCTTTCAATGCCGCAATCCGTTCTGCCACCGTACCGACTGCCACACTGTATTTCAATTCTTTTAAGTGGTCCCACTTTTCGATTTCAGCACTCCATGTATTTCTTGCCACCCGCAGAGGGGCTAAAATTAATATTTTATGAACCTCAAAGCTGTCAAACAGCAAGCCGGCAAGTGCGGTCAGCGTAATGCTCGTTTTGCCAAGTCCCATATCCAAAAGGACTGCTGCAACCGGGTGGGATTCAATATATCCGACTGCATATTTTTGATAATCATGCGGACTGTATTTCATCAACTATCCCTCCAATCTGCGACTCGTCATCCAGCACATACACTCTGAATCCTAACCGCCGTAACAGCCTGTGCCTTGCTAACTGCAGGGGGCGTGGCTTTTCTCCTGGAGCTTTTACCTCCACGAACGCCATTTTCCCGCCAGGGAGAAGTACGATTCTGTCAGGCACCCCATCAAAACCGGGCGATGTGAACTTAAGTGCCAGACCTCCGACGGCCTTAACAGCCGCCACAAATTTCTGTTCTATGGTTTTCTCCCTCATACACTGCTCCTGTCTGCGGGCATTTCATAAACCTTACTATCCGCTGCAATCTGCCCGTAAATTTCTGCCAGGACATCCTGCGCCGCCTCCAGTCCCTTATAGCAGCCGGCTTTCCGCACGGCGGCTCTGAATCTCGTGAGGCCAGGCATCTCCACATAATCTTTGACTGCCACTACCAGATACTCCCCTCCGTTTTCCTGGCTTATGGCAATCCTGTCGTAATTCTCTGTATTGAGAATTGATTTCCCATTCTGCGCTTTTATCCACATAGCATCTTCCTCCTTTCCCACTGGTGCTGTGACACTCTCGACACTCGTACCATAAACCTCTCTATATAAGATTTTTCAGCTAAAAAACTGCCCTAAAGGGGGGTTTATACCAAGAATGTCACGACCGTCACACATTTAAAAATCTTCTGTCTTTTCCGCAAGGCACAGCCCCAGCACGAAACGCCCGTCACGCCTTTTCTCGCGCCGGAACCCGCGCTGCACCACTGCATTGTAAAATTCCGTTGTACTCCTTACAAAATCACCCACCCTCGCACAATAGGAACGGTACGCCCTGTAAAATTCCCCTGACTTTTCTTCCATCCCGTCCCCGACTTCACAGCAGTCCTCAATGAAATGCGACAACCAGTCATTGTCCTGCCTGTATTTTGCAATGGCATCCTCCACGCACTTTGGCAGGGGTATCCTGAAATTGTTCCCTATGACTTTCCCTGCGCCCTCAATAATCCACGCCATGATAAAAGGCGCAGCATTTGCCACAAGATAATCTGAATAATTCTTCTGGTCACTGCCCCCGGTAATCTTTGCGTTAAATGGAATCACAACCAGCCGCCGCCAGATGCCGGAATCCATCGCCCCGACTTTCGGCAGATGGTTGGTGTACAGCACAAGGGTATGGCTCGGCGTGAAGGAAAACGGGTCCTTATACTTTTTCTCCGCAAAAATCTCATCCGTGGAACACATCTGCTTCACAACGGAAGTGTTCAGGCGCATCCCTTCCTCCAGCTCGGCGGCAATAATGAGCCGCTTGCCCTTCGCCTCGGCAAGTTCCGGCTTCACGTTCCTCTTGCACCCGACCGTAAGTGTGTCGGCGGACATATTCCCGCTGTAGGTCCCAAGCACACGGGCAATCGTGTTCCAGAAGGTGGATTTGCCGTTCCTTCCCTCCCCGTAGGCAATGACCAGCGATTCCATGTAGACGCGCCCCACCGCCGCCATGCCCACGATCTGCTGCACATAATCAATCAGCTCCTGGTCTTTGCAGAAAATAGTGTCCAGGGAATCCAGCCACAGACTCTCCCCTTTATCGCCGGGAGCTGCCGCCGTTATCTTCGTGATATAGTCCTCCGGGCTGTGGTCGCGCTTCCCCTCCAGCCCGTCCGGGAGGTAATAGGTGCCGTCCGGCGTGTTCAGCAGGAAACCGTCTTTATCCAGGTCGGACACGCTGATCTCCAGCATCGGCTTCGCCGCCTGCAGGGCGGAAACCACATACTTCATATCCCGCCGCTTCATCACGAACGCCTTATAACCTAAAGCGGACATATACGC